GTGTTTTACAGGCGTCGATACGGTAAGCGCAGGGTCAAACCAAAGTCAAACCTTCGTGGTGCCAGAGCGGGCGCAAAAGTTAAAGGCGTCCCTATGACAGCCGTGGGACTGCGGGCTGAACACTACTACATGGCGCGAGAGCTTGCTGAGTTTTATCAAGCCCCCCTGATGAGAACGGTGGGCGCCATTGTCGTTCGTGAATACTGCCGGGTTCTTTACAAGAGCGATCCGGCCAAAGCAGCCCAAATTGAGGAAGCCTATAAAAATGACGAAAACCAAGCTAAGTACATCGTTGACCTTGCCCATTGAGCTGACCTATACCCTGTTGCCAGAAGAACATGGTCTGCCGATGCAAGTGGACATTCTCAGCGCGTACATCGAGGTTAAGGGTAAACAGGGCAAACCGCGCAAAATACAATTGTTGAGCAGTTTAGACGAATCAGAAGTTTTGCAGCTTGAAGATATCGTCTTTGAAGACTTATACTTTGATGAAAATAAATAGCATTAAAGTATCAAATAATGTTTGACCGTAGTGTAAAAATAATTATAATAAAACCTCTTGTTTATGTTTGAGGTGTACTGTGAAGATCAAGATAGAAAAAGACGTTCCCCTCCCCCGAGGCTCTCGGGCAACGAAATACCCATTCACCCACATGGACGTGGGCGACAGTGTGTTCTTCCCGGATGAGAAAGTTGGTGGGAAGGCGCACAAGGCCGCCATCAGTTGCGCCGAGCGCAACAACATGAAGTTCGTTGCCCGCCGCGAAGAAGACGGTGTGCGTATCTGGAGGCAGGCATGAGTAGCCGACTGCAGTTCTGGATGGGCGCGCGACAGTTTGCCCTGCACATGCTTAGGCTGCGCAATAAGTACAAAGAAAAAGAGTACATCGGCGACACGATGCGCTATGTGGGTTTCACCACACGGTGCCTTGCGGATGAGATTCGCCGTGTGGAAAAGCAACTTGGCAGGCCGTATCGGTATCTGCCCAAATCGGGATTTTATCAGGGGGTGCAATGGTGAAACATCGATCAATGGACGAGCACCACGCAGATCAGCGCAAGCTGCTGCATATCATCGGAACCACGCTCGACGCGTGGTCCGAAACGAACAAGAAGGAGTTCGGCTACAACGGCATCATTATCATCGGTGCGTTGTCCTCGGCTCTGGCCGCCGTCTGTGCGCTGTACCGAGTGCCGATAGAAGACATCGCACGGCTGATGATTGAGGGCGCACCCTTTATCGATGAGGAGAGCGACCATGACCTGCACTGAGCGCCTAAGCGCAGCAGTACACTGCAAGCGCGTGGGGCTGCAAAGCTGCAAGGAGTTCGCCCGCCTTGCCGGCGTGTCAGTCAGTTTGATAAACCTGTGGCACCGGAACAACCCACAACAATTTGATACCGCGCTGGCACAGGCGGCAGTGACGAGGAGAGCACAACGTGGATGACTACGATTACGACGAAGCAGATTTGAAACTGCAGCGCAGCTTGATGCGACGCATAACTCGCCAGCGGATCGAACACTGGCACCCACAAGACCCAGACTACGTGGGGGACGAGGACGAGGACGAGGACGAGGAAGATGACGAATGACATGGATAATCAGCCAGGCACTTTACGAGAAATGGCATTGTTCGCAGGAGCAGGCGGTGGAATCCTCGGAGGACACCTTCTTGGATGGAAAACAGTCTGCGCCGTTGAATGGGAGCCTTACCCAGCTTGCGTACTTGCCGCTAGACAAAATGACAAAATTCTCCCGCCTTTCCCGATTTGGGATGATGTTCAAACCTTTGACGGAAAGCCGTGGCGAGGGCTTGTTGATGTGGTATCGGGAGGCTTTCCTTGCCAAGACATATCCGCCGCAGGAAAGGGAGCAGGAATCACTGGAAGCAAATCCAGTATGTGGAAACACATGGCGCGAATTATCGATGAAGTACGACCCAGATTTGCATTCGTGGAAAACAGTCCGATGCTTATTCCCAGAGGAGCTGCAATGGTCATCGGTGACCTTGCCGAGATGGGGTATGACTGTGAATGGTGTATTGTTTCAGCATCCGACTGCGGTGCGCCCCATACGCGCGATAGGTTCTGGCTCAAAGCAACCGCTACAGATATGGCCGACTCCAACAGCACACATGGCGAAAGAAACAAATGCGCCCAGCGAAGCGAACAGGAACGAGCCGACACTAGCCAGTCGAGTTGGTGGGCATCTGAACCCGATGTGGGTCGAGTGGCTGATGGGGTGGCCGCCAGGGTGGACAGACTTAAAGCCATTGGGAATGGACAGGTTCCAATCGTGGCAGCAACAGCATTCAGTATATTGCGAAGCGGATCGAACACTGGCACCCACAAGACCCAGACTACGTAGGGGATGAAGACGATGATGATGACGACGGAGAAGCCCAAAGCACTCGATGTGCAGATCGGTGGTGGGCACTACAAGAGCTACGCCATACAGCCGGTGGAGTTTATCCACAAGAACAAGATTCCGTACATCGAAGGCTGCGCGATTAAGTATCTGTGCCGCTGGCGCGAGAAGGGCGGCATCGAAGACCTGAAGAAAGCACGACACTACATTGAACTGTTGATTGATTTAGAGGGGCACACACAATGAACAACATACCTGAAATTGAATGCCAGCAAGAAAAGAACCAGTTTATTTTCTGGTGCAATCACTGCAAAGACAATCACTTCCACGGGGCTGAGGAGGGGCATCGCGTTTCACACTGCCCGGCCTATCCAAATGGCTATATTTTGAAGAAAGCAGTGCCGACGTGATGCCACAGACCAGCGCAGTGCTTAAGGGTAAACGGTGCATGTGCCCGACCTGCAAAGAGGTGTTCAGCTCGGCTACGGGGTTTGACAAGCACCGCAAAGGGACACAGGGCCACGACCGACGGTGCGTGGACCCCGCATCAGTGGGCATGCAGATCAGTACACGGGGCAACAATACCTATTGGACAACACCGATGCCTGCGGGCGTTGTATGGGGGCGCGGTGTAACAGCCGCGCTCCTTCACGGAGAGCAATCATGAGAACTCACAACAACACAACAGAGGAAAAGATTATGACATTAAATGAAGACGGTGAATTGCTCTGCCCCAAGTGCAGTGGGAATTATTTACACCAAAGGGGTGTTGACGTGTACTTTCGAGACAAGGAGGACTCAGAATTTGGCATTAACGTCAACGTTACAAAGGAGGTCACGCACACAACGCGTCATCTGACAGGAAATCCAAGCTCTCGGCGCGACGGCTTTATCGCAACCTTCATGTGCGAGTTCTGTCAGAGCTACGTTAAGCTGTGTTTTGCACAGCATAAAGGCCACACCCAAGTTAGTTGGGAAGAGTAAACAAGTATAAGGAAGGCAACCATGAGAAATGACGACAGAATTATGGGGTCTATCCTCGTGCTGGTGCTGTGCATCGTCGCAGTTGTTTGGATCACGCAGCAGCGGGAGATAGCCGAGGTACGCCACGCGATGGAAGCAAGCTACGGTGAAGAGCCGAAGCCGGAGAATCACGGAAGATGAAGCATATAAAAAGGGAAATAGTTGGTGAGCGTGAGGTAACTGAGGAGTGGATTAGAAAAAAGTGGGCGCACAAAAATTCAGTTAATCAAATTGTGTTTCGAAGAATCGAACAGCATGTTGTGTTGAGTTGCGGACACACGCTGTCTAAGGGGACTTTTAGCGTCATCCCAAAACGCACGGTTTGTTATAGATGTACAGAGGCATTAGAGAATGAAGCACAATCAGCACTATATAACGGGGATACTGCACCGCATTAGGTGCAGGGAGGTGGGGAATGAGTGATTTGTTAAACACACTGAAGCGCGCACACGAAGCAGCGCAATGTATCCCTGACCTTGAGGCAGAGCTGCGGGAGGTCTTAGCAGACATGGGGTATACGCTTGGCAAGTTGAGTCCGTTTTTGGATGATGAAGCAGAACCCGCGCAGGACATGAACGACTGGCGCAACTGGCGTTTCGGCGATACCGTCGTTGACTCATCGCTCAACTGCGAAACACAACGACAAGTCATAAGGATTGAAGATTCTGATTACATAGGTGTGCAGCCCGTGGAAGTCACAAACACCCACGCCGATTACTGGCCGCACATCAAACAGCTAACGTGGCACACCAGGCCGGCGAGGGAACAACAATGAACCGATACCGAACCTATCTGGACGACAAGCCCAAGCCCTTGCCAGAGGACCCCGGCGCGAAGATCGCGCAGGACATCAAAGCTTATCTGGCAAAGGGTGGCAAGATAACGGACGTGCCCACCGGGTACTCAAAATTCAGCGACGTGCCAATGCGCAGCTGGATCAACGAGTCGCGCTTGCGCAAGCTTAATGAGGGGAAGACATGATAACTGTTTCGTTAGCGGAAATTAAAGCCCACACCCCTCCAATCAAGGGCTGGAAAATGCTACTTAAAACAAAAGGTGGTGCTCGCAAAGCAGATATGGACTTGCAATTCCCGATTGTGGAAGTTTTAGATTTGTACGATTTTTTTAACACCCTGCTGGTGTTGCGCTGCCGTCCTGAGCATGATGAGTTGTGGCAAGAGTACGCTGTGTGGTGCGCTCAACAAGTAGAACATTTAATTGATGTCGAGCACGAAGGAGCCAAGGACAGGGCTGCTGTAAAAGCTAAAATGGCCGCGTTTTTTGCTGTTAAGGCCGCAAAAATAGCCACTTGTAAAGATGCTGGAAGCAATGTGTGGATAGTTGCTATGTGTGCAAAAGACGCTGCGCGGATGGCGGGATGGAGTGCTGATAATACTAAGGGTGGTGCTGTAGCTGCGGCTGCCGCTATCGTTGCGCAGAAAAGTCACCTTTTAAAAATGATTGCAAGGACAGAAATATGAAAGACTACGCATTGCAGATAAAAATAAAAAACAACTATCTCCTGCAGATGATGAAGCGGCGAGATCTAACCACGGTGGCTGAGTTATCCAGACAGTGCGGCGTGAACCAGTCAACTCTATGCAGCCTGCTGGGACTGAAGCTGCCTGCTTACGGGTCCTCCGGCAAGCTGCTGCCATGCGTCACCAAGCTGTGTGAGTTCTTTGACTGCCTGCCAGAGGATCTCTTTCCAGAGCAGCATCTTCAAGAAAGTCTACCCATCAATAAAGTGCTCATTGAGGCTAACGCAGAGGATCTAATCCCCCTGTCCATGCGCCTTGCCAGCCAAGATCCTCTGGACCTGCTGATACAAGAGGAGGAGGAAGAGCGCACCACGACACTGGTGACCGAGGCCGTGGCTGGGCTCAGGTTGAAAGATCGCGTTATCCTTAAGCATCGTTTCGGGTTGGACCGGGATAGCCCTGCAACACTTACAGAGGTTGCAGAACGACTAGCCTTTTCAACCGAGAGGGTTCGGCAGATCGAAGCACGAGGTCTGCGCAGCCTGCAGAAACCGAGAGGTGCATTGAGCGCGTTAAGGGAGGAGTTAAAACGATAGCGAGACCTGAACAGATCCCGCTATCGTTAACGAGCAGTGTTAAGCAAGTCGCAGCGTATCGTCCATTGGGTACAGCTGCTGCAACATCTCCCTTGCCCTTGGGTCAGGCGCGCCTTGTGATGCGACAGCTGGCTGACTCATTGCTGGCACTCCCCGAGTCTGAACCGTAGGCGGCTGCACCCGAGCCTGTGGTGGCGGTTCAGGAGCTGGTGTAGGAGCTGGTGTGGGAGCTGGTGTGGGTGTAGCCATTACTTCCTCGGGAGCAATTAAAGCACCTTGAGCTGCAGCTTGTGGCGCTGCTTCAAACAAACCTAACGCAAATGTCTCAGGGTCAAAACGAGGAGGCAAAGCAGGCGCTAGTTCTGATACAAAGCGTTTAAAGGCAGAGTTGGCTCGCAACGCTCGTATCGCTGCTTGCTCTTGAGCCGTACCCGCAGCGTCAACCATGTTTAAGAAAACAGGCGATGAAATCAGGTCGTCAACAGCTTTACCAATAGGTGTTTTTGTAGCACGAGGCACTAGTGCAGCAGTCAACGCTGCGGTAATCCCTATATTAGGCAAACCTGCCATTCGGAACAGCAGTTCTAAGGGGATTGCAAGCGGTAACCCGATAGCCGCCCTTTTCGCAACAGCCAACACTCTGCCCATCACAGTGTCTGCCGGATCAACCGCGCCCGCGAGAGCTCGCCCAGTATTTATACGACGTTTAAGAGACAGATCTACGCCTTTTGAAACCCGATAAAGATCAGACAATTGCTTCTGCGCGCCTTTGGGCAGATTCGCCATTAGTGTCCGATATGAGGTTTTGTTTTTAAGCAAATTTTCGTAAAAATTAACGTAAGTGTTGAAATTCAACGCTCCCGTGTCAGCATTTCTTCCAAAGGCTTTTGTTAAACCGCTAACAGCAACGCTTTCGCGCAATGACTTAGGCGCGTTTTTAAAATTATCCATCAGGTTTGCGAAAGCATCTGCGTCGCCTTTAGCAAGTTTTTCAACGCTACTTTCAAGCAAACCACTCATGCTTTTATCAACGTCTTTTCCAAAAAGCGATGTTAGATCGTCTTGTAGGCTTTTTTGTAAGCCACCGGCAACTCGTGTTGTTACCAGACTATTTGTTGCTACATCATTCCCAAGACCATTAACAAAAGTGTCAATATCTGAAATAAGCGACTTGTACAATTGAGAGGCTAAACCAGCAGCCTCATCTTTATAGGGCCCGCTTCCTTGTACAGCTCGGCCAACGGTGCGGCGAAGATCGTCTACAAGCGCGTAGGTTGGATTTATCGCTGGGCCGTATGGGAATGGCGATCCGGCAACGAAAGCTGTTTCTCTCTTTGGTGTTAAACTACTTAAAATATCTTTCTCAAGCGGTGTTAAAAATTGGCGACCACCGAGTTCACTCGCGCGCTGGTTGATGGCCGCAAGCGTATTTTTCGCAGGCACTTGTGTTTTCACACCAACCGAGCTTCTCAAACTCCCCCATGCGGCATCAACTTTTTTACTAACATCCTCGAGCAAGCCGTTCATCGTTTTTCTTGTGCCGGCGCTTAACGTGCTCAGGTCCCGAGTTCCCCCAAGATCATCGATTAATTGTGACGCACGGGCGCTGACCGCAGCCAAGTTGTCAAGTTCAGCCGAACGGGCTGTTGACGCTGGTTGCGACTTTGCTAATTGGGACACTTCTCTGAACACCTGACTAGTTGTCATGTGATCGGGTTGCAGGTTGTCGTCAATGCCAAGACGCTGCGCTGCAGCTAGTGTTTTAGCATCGGGCGCGACAACTTCGGCTAACGCCTGTCGAGCTGCATTGTTACCAAAAGCAGCCGCTGTTGTTAAATCAAGCACTTCGGCTTCACTAACAGGCGCACTCACTAGTGTTGGCGCAGGGGGTGTTGCTGTAAACAATCTTGGGAATTGTCGTTGCAACATCGGGGTTATAGTCGCTTTAAAAGCAGCAGACCCTGCTTGCAACGCTCCCGGTACAAGACCTGCCGTGGCAACTTCAGCAGTACCGAATTCACCACCAAGCTCTTTTTGTATGAGCTCGTAGATAGCCTGAGTGGTTGCCCCCAAGGCAACAGTGCCGGCTACTCCCGTTGACACAAGGGCTGCCGGCACAAACATCGCTGTCTGTGTAGCACCTCGAACAATATCTGTTTTTGGGTCAAAGCCCGGGGCAATTACATATTCTTGCCCATCAATTGCCGATCGTAAAATCGGATTACCTTTTTCGTCTTGCCGCACGGAAACATTTGGAAACTGTTTGGCGATCACGTTTGCCATTTCAGTTTGATCACCAAAAATAGTGCCAACGGATGCTTTGAATTGCCCCATTGAAATTTGACTTAGTTCAGGCATTGCTTCATAGCCGGGCAATGTGCGACTTTCCTCAGTTGCGCGTTGCGTACCTGTGGCAGCCTCTCTAATTCCTGCAAAAAAGCCAAGATCTTCTGTTGGGCTCGTTTGCGGTTGTTCGATTGGGGCAACACCGCTAATTTGCGTTTGGAGCGATTGTATTTGCCTTTGGAGTTCGGCGTCAGATATCTGCGGCTGTGCAGGCACATCGCTAACGGGTCTTGATACGACTTTAGATGTGAGTTCTGCAATTTGCGCAGCCAACTGCTCGTCTGTTAATTCCTCATAAGGAGTAGCCATTGTTAATTACCCCTCGGCAGATTGGAACGTCTTTCTGATTCGGCTGTTAATCTAGCTAATTCGGCTTCAGCCTCCATACGGTCTTCGGCTGTTAAATAATCAGCCCCCGGAATATACGACTGTTCAAGGGGTGTTCGAGGTATTACAAGGGGGTCTGTTCTCATAAGTCCCGGAATGGGGTTGACGGCCATCAAGGCTTTATATGATTCGGAATTTAACCTTGCGTTGTAATCGCGCAAAGCATTTGCTTCTACTGTACGACGCAGTTGCGCCATTCCCAACAAGGTGTCCCTCGTCAAACCAATGTTACCGGCAAGAACTCTTTGCAAGAATATACGTTCCGCTGGAGTATCTAGGCCACGGGCTCCTACGCCAAGCGCAGTAATTGCACCAAACACATCTTGCCCCAAGGCTGCTTCTAGCAATTCAGT